ATCAGGTGAGCCATGTCATGTCCTCGTGCTTGTAGGGTACCATGCGACTCCAGCCCATCTTCCTCATGGCCGACATCCGCGTACCGACCACTCCGGCGCCCTCAAAACAGTGGTATATGGTGTTGGATGGGTGCCAGATTCCGACATGGGAGATGCGTTGCGTTTGCCCCAACATTATGACGCAGTATGGCTCCGGGCGAGCCAGCATATGCCAGCGGCCTGTCGACAGCTCCCGGGCCATGCCCTCGTCGAAGGCTCGCTCGCGCTCCTCCAGGCCGACGTCGTAGATGAACTCCGGGGCCTCTGCCCAGCCGAGCCCGTCGCGGAGCACGTGCAGGCAGAGGCCCCAGCAGTCGTAGGAGCCCGGGCCGCGGCCGAGGCACTCCCACGGCTTGCCGAGCGCCTCCTCGATAAGCCTGTCAGCGCAGGCCGGGGAAGCGGTCGCCGGTGTAGTAGTCATTGGGGAACCTCTTGTTTACAATGTCGATGAAGCTGGCCTGAGCGCTCGCGGTCGTCGCCGTTATGGCGGCGCCCTTGAGGTACAGCACCAGCGGTGGATCCATCTGCGGGGCGGTCAGGTCGTCGCTGAGGTAGGGGCGGTAGAGCACCTCGACCGGGGCCAGTGACGACCGTGCCGCCGATATGAAGTCGGAGATGCGTGAGTCCACGTTGTCCATGGATATGTCGAGCGACTGGCTACCAGTCTCGCTGCTCTTCGGCAGGCGAAACTGGAAAGGCACGGGCTCGAATGTGGCCCACTCGCCGGTCTCCAGGCGCATCTGCAGCGGCTCCACGCCGCGGTAGATGAACAGGGACTCCGCACCGGCAAGGCGGAGCTCGATCGTCTCGAGTACCGCCTTGCCGGTTGGGGCTATGGCGTAGGCCTCGCGCAGGGCGTCAGACAGGGCTGAGTTCATCACCAGCCCCTTGAGTTGAAGAACTCATACACCTTGTCCGCCACCAGATTGTTTCCAGTGGTGTTCAAATGAATTCCATCCACACGGAGGCTCGACGGGGTAATCCCGTTGTTATAGTCGGTCACGTCCTGAGGAATTGCCGGGTTATATTGGGACCTCAGGAAGGCAAGGATGTCGTAGTGATTGCTCGGATACTCCGCCTTGAGCCAATCATTCACAGCCGTCATGCTGTTGTAATTGGCGGTTCCAATCGTCCAATCGGAATTGGTGATGAGGGTGAGTATCAGGACGCGCTTGCCCAAGGTCTTCAGGTGCGCCACGCAGGCCCTTATGTCAGCCTTGATGGTCTCCACCTGCGACACGTTATTGACCCCCATCCACAACACGCAATTCGTGCTGTCCTTATCGGTATAGGTCACGGCCCTGATGTTGGTGTTCATGCCCGCAGTGAAGGCCCAGTCGAAGTAGAACGGACCCAGTGCAGTAGCGGACCCCGCCCCAAAGCTCACAGATGCTCCGCCACTGAACTCCGCCACCTTGAAGGCATTCGCAGAGGCGTCCCGAACGTAATACACTTTTCCCGGGTACATCCCGGTGGGCAAGGACGCGCCCAGAAAGTACAGCTCGTTGCCGTCGGAAAAAGGATGGGCCGTTGCGGAGAAGGTGTCACCTGACACACTGCACACGGCCTTCAGCTGGCTGTAAGACGTACCGATCAACCCTAAGTCGTTGTAGAAATCGACCTTGCTGGGCTCGGCCACCGTGACGCCGTACTGTGACCACGATGAGCGGTAGGATTCCTGAATCATGCGGGGCGGAACTACACGCCGGGACTTGAGCCGGATCGTCCCGGTGCTCCAGGTGATACCGCTGGTGTTGGCGGCGTGGCCAAGGACACGGTCCTTGATCTGGGTCGAAGACTCCCCGCCGATGCCGTTGTTGATGACGCTACGGGCGCCACCGAACAGCGTTGCAACCCGGGCCGCATAGTTCGCGGCTGTGAGACTGTCGCCCCAGCAGTTGATATTCTTAGACGGAACGGCCTTGCTGAGGTGTCCATTCGCGTCCAGGAACACGTCATCCTCTCCTAATGTCATCAGTTCGGACACCCCGCCAATCTCTTGGCGCAGAACATCGACTTCTTCAAGCGCAATGGCGGTGGCGATCTTCTCCATTTCGTATTCTAGGTTCCGGTCGTAAGAGGACTGTCCCGAGCGGTTCCAGCCTACAAATACGCCACTGACATAGGCATATGTATCGTTAAGAACATCACCACTCCCTGGCCCTGAGAGGCGGGCGTTGAACCGGACCTTGCGAGCGTTCGCATTCGTGACCGGAAGGTTGAATATGACCGGGAACCACACTCCGGCCCCGCCGTCTGTACTGACCTTGGTCGGATACTGTCCGGTAAGTTCAGCGCTGTTAGCGTCCAGGAATGTCGAGTAGGAGCTAACGTCAATCCTGGCCGACTCACGGCGGACGTAGTAGATGAACCGAGCCACCAACGTGGTGTCGCCCCAGAACTCGGGAGGAATATCGACGACCTGGGAGGGCTGAATGTCGGTCTTTGTGGTTCCGTTGAAGTAGTGCGTGGATCGCAGGGCCTGATTCGTTCCGAACGGAGTCTTTACTGTCTCCACGGAGCGAGCGGCCATAACCGAGTTTACTCCGCCTGTCATAATTCCCCAATTGGTTGGCGTTTGAGTGCCGAGTGCGTCCGCCGTGAATAGGGCATTCTTGGCGGAATTTGTCCCCAGCCTCCAGGAGGCTGCGACAGCATCCGCACCTTCCAACGTCGTCACGCGAGCGGCCACGGGCGCCACTGCGGCTGCGGTGGTGGCAATGGCGATGGTAGTCGCTCGTGAGTCCGAAATGGCTTCAACCTCCTCTTGCAGGTTCCGGTCGTAAGAAGATTGATCAGCAGCGTTGAAATTGAAGAACAGACCCGTGATCCAAGCCTTACCATTCGTGACGTTTGACCCGATAGGGGCCTGGATGCGGGAATGGACTCGGACCTTCTTTGCCGCCACGTTGTTGATCGTGAAGTCAAATGCAACGAAGCCCCATATATTGAGAGCTGGCGTGGTGGCTGAGTTATTGAATAGCAAGCCTAGGCTGTTGTTATTCGCATCCAGGGCCTCGGCCACGCACCCCGTAGTGATGCCGCTTGCAGTGATCTGAGTTGAATACACAAAGCGCCCCGTGGCCGACACGTCGCCCTGAAGCTCGGCTGGGATGTCGAAAATCTGTGACACTTGGTAGTCGTTGCCCGTTGAGGAGGTGCTGTTGAGGGTCAGTTCCAATGCCCGGAAGGTACGAACATCCTTGTTCGCCTTTTCCACGATAGCACTGGCCGGGAATGTCAGGCCAGCCGTTCCCGCCTTGACCACAGAATATCCGCTAGGGGCGGCAGTGGCGGCCCCGCCTGCGCTAAGGCTCCCGACGGCGTCCTTGGAGAATGTGGAGTTTGTGTAGCGGTTCCGCCCGAAGCGAGCGATGTTCGCCTGTGTCCGATCAACTTTCGCCTTGCTGGGATAGGTTGCCACCAGTACGGAGGTGGATGAGTTTGTGCGACGGTACGCAGAGCAGGCCACGTCGCCCGTGCCAATGACCTTGAAGTAGGCACCGTCTGCCACGGCGGCCCGCCCCGTCGCTTCGTCCGGGTACATCGTTGAATTAACAACCGCAGCATCGCGGGCGGCTTCTGCAGCGGTTTTTGCGGCTTGGGAGGCAGAGAGGTTGGAGGCCACGGAGCCGGTGGTCTGCTCGATCTCAGCCTCCACGCGGACCAGGAAGTCGGGCAGGCTCTCGACGGGCGCGCCACCGGTCGTCGTGTATCCGTCACCATTTACGAGGCCCTCCACGCGCTCCTCGTTGGCCTTAAAACGCGCGATGGCGTCAGCAAGTGGCAATGTCATGTTATCACTCCAGTATTGATGGAAAATCGGTGTTTGTAGTGGTGTTCAGCGTGTCCTCGTGCAGCGGGAACTCGGCCACCGACATCCCCTCTGCGCGTATGGCGACCTCGTACTCCGGCAGCTCGGGCTTCGAGTATATGACTGCGTTGCAGGACACCCTCCAGAAGTACCCCGACAGGCTCTCGTCGGGGTCATCTGCCAGCAGCACGACGTGCGGGCCGAGCGTTGCCCCGGTGGCCATGTTGATGGTGAACTGCTCCGTGCCGAGGCGCAGCACGTGCTCCCACCAGCCCATGAAGAAGTCGTACTCCTCCGGGCTCAGCTGCCACATGAGCTTCGCGGTGCGGTACTTGCCGACGCCCAGGCGCCGCCGACGCACGCGGCCGGACATGAACGTGGTCGTGGCCGTGTTGGTGACGGGCTTCGATGTGAAGTCGGCCTGCGGTAGCGGCAGCTCGGCGGTAGGGTATTCTATCATCCACGTCCCCTCTTAAGTTGTTGGAAAGAGCCCTCCAGGGTCCGGGACACCATGCCATCGCCGCGCGCAATGCCGTTCGCGATGTTGCGCTCGGCGCGGGCAGCCGCCTGCTCGATGATGATCTCCAGCTCGGGCCCAGAGGCGCCCGGCTTCTGCTGGACTGACACGTCTGCGCCAGCATAATTATGCACGTTCACGACGGGCGTGGCGCCGTTGTTCCCGAGCCTGCCTGCGGTCTGCTTGCGCCCCGTGACCACCGCCGGGCCCTTCACGATCTCCGGCCCTATCTCGCCTACCAGGCCGTACTTGCCCGCCGGGATCATGCCACCGGTGTCGTACGCGCCAGACATCTTTGGCGGGCTGAAGGTGACGGACTGGATGGTGGACACGATGGACGCCGTCGCGGCGGCCACCGACGCCATGGCGGCGATGTTGGCCGGCCAGGGCGTGGCCGCAGCGGCCGCGATGCCCTGCTGAATCTTGATGACCGCGTCGGCTATGGCGAACGCCTTGCTCACGGCGAACAGGGCCTTGTACATGCCGGACTGCTTGCTGCCGAAGGTGGCCGCCAGGTCGGCCAGGCTGCCGAATAGCTGCGCGCCGCCCTGCACCAGCTGCTGGGTGCGCTGCAGCTCCAGCTGGCGCTGGCGCTCGGTGTACGCCTGCTCCAGCCGGGTCATGAGGTCGAGGCGCTCAGCCTCGGTGATCTCGGTCGCCGCCAGGATGATGCCCTTGCGCTTCTCGTACGACTCGCGCATGGCCTCCTCTTCGGTCAGCAGGTCCTGGCGGATGGTCTCGATCTCAGCCATCTTGCGGGTGCGGGCGTCCTCCTTGTCCTTCTCGTACTGCTCCTTCGCGCGGGCCTCGAGGTCCGCGCGGAGGGTGGACTCCTCCTCGGTGTTGCGGCGGATGATGTCGAGGCGGCGCTTGTAGCTCTCCTCGATGCGCTCCTCCTGGGTGCGCAGCTGCTCGACGATCTGGGACAGCTCGCCGTTCTCCTTCAGCTTCGCCAGCTCCTCGTTGTACCGCTCTGTCGAGCGGCGCATCAGGTCAAGGCGGAGGTCGCTGCCCTCCTGGGTGTTCTTCAGGATGATGCCGGTCCTGGCCTTGTAGGAGGCCTGGATGGCCTCCTCCTCGGTGCGGAGGTCGGCCACGAGCCGCTCGAACTCCTGCTTGGACTTCTCCGCGGCCTGCTTGGCCTTCTTGTCGGCCTCGCCGGTGTCGGCCTTGCCGCCGGAGCCCGGCACCTTGAACTTGGCTAGGCGGTCTCCCTGCCCCCGCTTGGCTGCATTAGTCTTCTCCCACTCGGTGCGCTCCGCGCGTGCGGCCGCCACCTTGTCGCTGACGGCCTGCACGGTCGCGTTGCGCTCCGCCAGTAGGGCGTCTATGCTGGCGGCCTTGCCGCCCTCGATGGCCGCGATGCGTGCGTTGAGCTCCGCGGTCACGTCGCCCGTGGCCCGGCCCAGCGGGTTTAGGTACTCGGCCAGGGCCGAGCCGTATGCCTGGGCCTTGTCGACCATGGCCGCAATCTCGACGACTGCCGCCTGTATGAGGGCTCGCACATTCTGCGGGAACTTGGCAAAGGCGTCAACCATGAAGTTGACGACCCCCATCACCTCGTCGCCGTGGTCCTTCCAGAGGCCCACCAGGTAGTCCACCAATGCGCTTACCAAGGACCCTATGTCTTTACCCCATCCGGACCACGCAGCGCCGATGGCGTCTAGGTAGCCTTCCATCTCACCAGACTCTAGCAGGGCATTAAGCTCATCGAGCACTGAGATAGCCATGCGGACGCCATCACTTATAGCGTCACCAACACCCATGCTGGAGACGTTGTATACCAGCTGCTCCCACGAGTCGCCCAGGTTGGACAGGGCGCCGTCGAGCGTGGCCATGCGGTTCTGCATGGCGTCGCCGAAGTTGTTCTCGCCGAGCTTGATTAGATACCCCTCAATCTCCTCGGATGAGTTCTTGACGGTGGTCGTGACGCCGCGGAAGGTGAACTGTACGTTGTCACCCTCCTTCTTGGCCTTGATGCCGAACTCCTTGAGGCGCTCGAACTCCCCGGTGGTTGCGTCGGCCACCGCCTCTACCATCTGCATGAGGTCCTTGCCGAGGGCCGAGGACGTGTTGCCGTAGGAGTACAGCGCCCGCTCGGACGGCGTGAGCCCGTAGTTTACGAGCTTGGTGAAGCCCTCCGTGACCTGCTGCAGGTCGTAGGGCGTGTTCTTGGCGAAGTCCTTGATGGCCTCGAAGGCGGCCTCCGCCTGCTCGGCCGAGCCGGTGGCCGTCTGCAGCCCGGCCTTGAGCTTCTCGAACTCCCGCGTGACGCTCACCAGCTCCTGGATGGACATGGTGATGCCGACCACTGCGGCGGCGGTACCAGCGAGCTTGCCTGCCATGCCGCCGAGCGACGAGGTGAAGCTGCCGGTGGCACGCTCGGCCTGGCCGCCGGACCGCGCGAGCCGGTCCAGCTCGTTCGTGGCGCGGTCGACGCCTGTCGACCGTACCGATATTTCCAGGTTTGCTGCGTTAGTCATCCGACGTGCTCCAGTTCAGTTGGTCGAGTCTTCGTATGGCCTCGACCTCGGCCGGCGACGGGTCGGCCCCGGTCAGGGCCGCCCAGCTCGCTATCTCGGAGTACGTCAGCGGCTCGTGCCCGCGGGCCCGCAGGTACCAGTCCCATATGTACCCCACCTCCTCCGGCAGCGGCGGGATGTCCTCCAGCTCCCGCGGCTTCCTGCCGGTCGTCTTCCACACCTTCTCGAGGTGGGCCCTGCGCGTGGACTTGGACCCCTTTGGCTTCCGGTCAAGCCCGAAACTCCCTACGCCGTGGGCGAAGAGGGTGTCGAGCTTTTCCCGAAAAAAAGGGCGCGCTTGTAGGCGGTCTTGTCCACGAGGTCCGCCACCTGCGGTGCCTCGCGCAGGAACTCCTTGACGTCCGCGGGCGTGCAGGGCCGGTCGAAGGACCAGTCTGCCACGAGCACGCTGAGGACGTCGAGCTTGGTGTCCTCGATCATGTCCTCGCGCTTCGCGTCGTCCTTCTCCTGGGCGATGTCGAGTGCGCGGCGGCGCGCGCGGCTGTCCGCGCGACGGTACTCGTCCGAGTCCACGCCGCGCACCTTTACCCAGTGCTCGGTCGGCGAGCCGTCCGGCAGCATTAGCGGCACGCTGACGCCCTCACCAGACTTGGCGCGCGTGTGGAACAGGTCCATCGGCGTCACGGACGCCTTCTTGTCAGTCTTGTTGGTCATTTAGATTGTCCCCCGGGTGATCTTGATTTGCGAGCCCTCGGAGGCCGAGTAGATGGCCTGGAAGGGCATGGTGAGCAGCACGGGCCCCTCACCCTGGATGTCGGGCTGGCCGCCAGTGTACTTCAGGTTCGGGATGAGGAACGTGTACTTGTTGACGAGGTCGCCCAGCTCGAACTGCAGGCTGGAGCTGGTCTCGTTGACGAACTTCTCCAGAAGCGCGGCGGCCTCGAAGTACGCGGTGATCTGGCCCGTGACAATGGAGCGGCCGATGGACGGACGGATGGTCTCCTTCGACCCGATGACGAAGCGCGGCTCGATGCCGTTCTCGAGGGTGAGCTCGATCTCGGTCACGACGGCGATGGACGAGCCGCCCTCCAGCAGCTGGCCAGTGAAGGAGTCCATGCCCTTGGTCGTGGAGGCGTCGGCGTAGGTGGAGCCTGCCGGGGCGGCGTTGCCCATCGTCATGCCCTTGCCGACGACGCCGAAGGTGGCCTTGACGATGGCCTCGGTGCTGACTGCCAGCTTGAGCGTGTTGTACTCGATGCCGGTCAGCAGGTGGTATGGCTTCTGGTCGGCGGGCAGGTCCTCGAAGTGGCGCAGCACGCTGAAGGAGCGGCGCACGATGCCGGCCTTGAGGGTGTCGCCGTCCGCGCCGGCAGCCCCCGCCTCGGTCCAGGTGCCGCACAGCAGCGCCTCGAGGATGTTGTCGAAGGAGCCATAGCTCAGCTCGGAGACGACCTCGCCGCCGACCCGGCGGGTGCCGTGGCGGAAGTCGGCCACCTGCCTGTCGGAGCGTAGCTCCTCGGACTGGAGGGTGTTCTTGGTGAGGCCAACGTTGGTGGTGTTGTGACGCACCGGCTCCCACGCGGGGGTGTCCGGGGTCATGCCGTAGGTCGCCTCGGCGACCTGGAACATGGAGTGGCGGCTGCCGTTTGCCATGGTGATATTCTCCTAAGTGGGTTGTCGATCAGTTGCGGGGGACCCGGGCTTCCCAGGTCACGGTCATGCTCACGCGATACCATCCATCTACCTCCCGCCCGCGTGAGCGGCCGCAGGAGGTTACCGTGAGCTCGACGCCCTGGTGGGAGAGTCGCTCCCCCGCCTTGAAGTGGTCGGCCAGCTCGTCCGCCTTGGCCGTCACGGCCGCCTCTCCGGTCATCAGCGGGTAGTTCAGGTCTATCTGCAGGAGGCCGTCGTGTGCGTCCAGGCCGTCCCGGCCCATAGACGCCGCGCCCGGCTGGTTCGGTAGCACGAACACCGCGGCCCAGGCGCTGCCGTCCTCCGGCTTGTCAAAAGGGGAGTTCTCGGCGGCGAACGGCAGCGTGAGCGGGGAGTCAACGACTCCCTGCATCAGCGCTGCCCTCAGCTTGCGGTTAGGTTCCACTGCCATCTCATCTCCTCCGTCAGCGGCCGTAGGCCTGCGCCTTGGCCGCCACTATCTTGTTCCACTGCGCCACGTGCCGGCGCACCATGCCCTCCGGGGCCTGCCTAGACCAGCCCTCGTACTCGATCCTCTCGGCGTAGGGCAGGTTGTTGACGAACCACACGACGTCCGCCAGGCCGCCGAGATTAGCCATGGCCTCCGACAGCGCGGCCGCGCCGGAGGGGTCGTCCCTCGACGTGGCGGCCGCGGCCGGCGTGTTGATCGTCGTCTGCCAGTTGCCACGCAGCCGGCCCGTGTCGACCGGCGTCGCGTATATGACCAGCTTGAACAGCTCGAGCGCGGAGGCGCGGCGGATGCGGTCGATCTTCTCGGCCGCCACCACCCCGAACCCGCGCAGCTGCTGCTCGAACCTGCCGGCCATGCTACCTCCGCACCTGGAGTGAGTAGAGCAGGGCGGTGCCGGCCGGGTCGACGGCGTCGAAGTCCACGACTGCCCACACCTTACCGCTGGCCTCGACGAACGTGTCACCTATGGCCGGGCGCTCGGTCGCCTGTATGTACACCAGGCGGTCGCCGCGCTTGATCGTCTGCTCGTCCACCACCCGCTCGCTGTAGTCCGTGACGACGCCAAGGACGTCGAACTGCAGCGCGCCGGAGCCCGTCACGGTGCCGGCGACCGGGTCTACCGTCACGGGTGACTGCTTGCGGCGCAGGAGGCACGGCTGGCCGAACTCGGCCAGGAGCTCGTCCACCTCGGCCTTCAGGGCGGCGTAGTCGAAGGTGGCCACGTCAGGCCCTCCCGATCTCGCCGGAGGAGCCGGAGCCGACCAGGCCGGCGGCCTGGAGCATCAGCGTGACCTCCGGGAACTGCGGCGTGGACGTGCTCAGGCTGCCCTGGACGGCCGAGGCGAACTTCGTCTGGACCTTGATCGGCCCGACCTCCTTGAGCACCTCCGTGACCGCCTGGCCCGAGGCGTCGCGCGTCGGGTCCGGCAGCAGCTCCTTGCCAGACAGGGCACGCTGGGCCAGCGAGCAGGTCGCGGACACCAGGGACGGCGGCAGGCCGCGCAGGAAGGACGTCACGCCGCCGCGGGGCCACTGCGTGCCCTGCAGGCGGCGTCGCTGCCACCCGACCCAGCGGTACCTGGCGTCCAGGTAGTCCGTGGCCTTGACGGCCGCGACCTGCACCTGGGCGTCGGTGCTCGACGTGAGGTCCACTCCGCGGTCGGCCCAGAAGGCCCGGACCTCGGCGACGGTGGCGTACGAGTTGGCGCCGTCGACCGTGCCGTCGGCGTCCTGCGGCTTGAACGTCATACCGTGCCCTCCCTCACTCTGTGATCTTCAGGTCCGAGGCGTCCTTCACGAACACCTCGCCCTGCGCGCGGTAGTTGGCGTCGACGGACGAGGCGATGAGCCCGTTGTCGACGCGGCGGATGGTGACCTGGCCGCCCTGTGGCACGCGCAGCGACTGCTGAGCTGGCTTGCCCTCGGCCTTGGCGGGCGCGGGCGCTGGCTGGCCCGCGCGCCGCTGCTGCGTCATCTGCTGGCTGGTGTAGCGGGCCATGTCCGTCCCCTTACTGCTTGGCCGCGCGCGCCTTGGCGCGGGTATAGCCCTCGGCCACGGCGTCGACGTCGCCGCGGGCGGCCTTCTTGCCGGTCAGCTCGGACAGGTAGTCCAGCGAGGGCAGGTTGTTGGAAGTCCAGTGGGCGTCGACGTCGGGGTCGAGCGCGCCGATGGCCTCGGCGAGGGTCGGCTTGCCGGGCGCGGCGTCCTGCGGTGCCTGCGGTGCCTGCGGTGCCTGCGGTGCCTGCGGTGCCTGCGGTGCCTGCGGTGCCTTGTCGGCCTTCAGCTGGGCCAGCTCGGCCTCGCGCTCAGGCAGGGCCGAGTAGAAGCTGAAGACGCGGGCCAGCGTGGCGGCCTGCTCGGCGCTGCCGTGGAAGGTCATCTCGCCATCGACGAACTCGTGCCCGTTGACGTTCATGGTCTTGCCGGCGTGTGGGCCGACAAGCACAAATTTGGTGGAAGCTGTTGACATTGTTCTCTCCTTGCGGTTCGGTGGATGCCACAAGGCCCTCCCGGGGCGTCAAGCTCCGGGAGGGCCCGATGGGTGTGCCTTAGTTGGTCACGCCCTTGAGGCAGGCCAGGCCCTTCTCGTTGAAGAGCGCCAGGCCGCAGTACCACACCACGCGGGTGATGGACTCGTCGGCGTCCTCCTTCTCGCCGACCTCCTTGATGTTGATGCCCGCCTGACGCTCGGCGGTCAGACCTGCGAGGCCGTGGCTGCGCGAGCCGTCGTCCATCGTGCCGGCGAACACCGAGGTGGCGTTCGTCGAGGTGCCCTGGGTCTGCGTGATGGGGATCCAGTCGTTGCGGAAGATCGGGATTCCGCGGTACGCCGGGACCTGGCGGCCGGAGGCCATCGTGTAGATGTCGCCCGGGGTGGTGCCGCCGAGCGCACGCAGCAGCGCCAGGTAGGCGCGGCGGGTGCGGCCGTTCATCATCAGGAAGTCGACCTGGCCGTCCTTGTCGGTCACGAGGTCGATCAGGGCGTCAAGGTCGCCAAACGACAGGACCGCGCCGTTGGCTGCACCGCCGCCAGCCTCGATGGTCTGACCGGCCGCCACGAGGGACAGCAGGCCCTTCATGTTGCTGCCGGTGCCGTCGCCGTTGACCATCTGGTCCTGGTACTTGCGGCCGCAGCTCTTAGCCTTGGACGCGATCTGCACGGCCTTCTGGTCGTTGCCGTCGCCGGAGCGGGTGGCCTGGATCAGGCCGTTGACCTCGGCGTCGCCGATGATCGTGGTCAGGGTGGAGGTCACCTGCGTGAAGGTCGCAGCGGCCTTGGCGGTGATGGTGGTGCCGACGCCGGCCATCTGGACGTCGCCGAGGGCGTTCTCGCGGTTGTACGCGAGGGCGTTGCCGTCGATGCCGTCGAAGGGCAGGAGCTCGAACATCTCGTTGACGGTGATGACGTTCTCGATGACGCCGGAGACCAGCTCGTCCTGGGCGAGCTTGGCGGATTCGGCAAGGGTAACTGAGGCCATGGTGATATTCTCCTAACAGAGGTTGATGTGGTCGATTGGGTGCCGGATCGCCCGACGATCGGCGCCCGCCGGACGTCACGCCTCGGTCGGGGCCAGCGAGCGCGGCCGCGGACCGGGTCCGTGCTCGCACGCTATGGCCCGAAGTATACAGCAGCGACGCCAGCTTGCAACCCCACGAACTTGCGCCAGCACGGGAGTCTGAGCCCCTACGACCCCACGCAGAGCCAGGCTCGTACGCGAAAAGCCTTGCGCGGCAACGACTTAGGAGCCGAACGGGCCGTACGGACCTTTGGGCCAGCTTTCGGCCAGGAATAAAGGCCCTGATTCAGCTCCGGCCACCGACTCAACGAGGTCCAGTAGGCTCAGATGCCCCAGATTGCCTTGCGGGACAACGACTTAGGACGCTCTGCTACCTTAGAACATCTCTATATAGGTCTAGATTCTATTAAAAGAATAAAATAAATAAAAGAATAAATAGTAGAAGGGGCTCCCATGCTAGAGGTTCCCCTGCATAATAGGTACATCGACAACCCAACTGGAGCACAAGCCATGACACGCAAGCAGACCACCTTTGCCGGCACCCTTAGCACCCACCTCGAGGACGGCGCCATCTTCACCATCGGGGACTGCTGCGTATGTCTGCGGCTGTCCGAGCGCGAGACCTACTCCAACCTGAAAGAGTTCGCTGACGACGGCACGCTGGTCCCGCAGTTCACCGACATGCTCGACGCCGCCCTCACATTTGCCAAGGCCAGCAAGCCAGCGGCAGCGTTCAACCCCACCCTCGTGGCGCACGCCTTCCTTTACCAGCTTCGCGACGACATCGGCGAGGCAGACTTCCGTGAGGTCGTACGGAAGGAGAAAGAGGTGCCCGTCTCCGGCGTGTGCTACTCCCACGACTACTGCGATGCCAACATGACAATGGCTGAAGCCATGGCGTCTTTGGGGTTTGATCTTATGAGTGCCCATGATGGAATAGACGGCGGCTCCGAGTATGACAAGCTTGTGGCCCTTTGGAATGCCGCTTGGGACCACGCCAAGCGCCGCATGGCCGCCATGCCCATCTAACCGATGGCGCAATGCAAGCTTCACGGGGTGTATGATTGCCCCATGCTAACCACCCGAGGAACAGAGACATGAACATATTCGTGCTAGACCGAGACCCGCGGCTCGCCGCCCGCGCGCACTGCGACACCCATGTCGTCAAGATGGTGCTCGAGACCGCCCAGCTGCTGAGCACGGCGCACGCACACTTTGGCGAAGCCGCCTACGACGAGGCGAGCGGCGAGTGGCGCGTCGGCGGCCGCCGCGTGTACTGCCCGACCCACATGGGCCACCCGTGCGCCGTGTGGGTGCGC